ATGTAATCATGGACGCGCTGCCGCCACCACCGCCAGTGGCGCAAGCACCGGCCCCAGTTTATGAATGCGTCAGGTGGTCATGGTCATCTGATAGGCTCTTGGTTTGGTGTTTAAAGTGGCGGGAAAAAGGTAAGCCAGAGCCTAAAAAAGTTTCAGAGGTACAAAGCCAATGGATCCCGTAACCTGCTTACTCGCCATCAGTTCAGCTGTGAAGCTAGTAAAGACGGCCGCGAAAACCGTGCAGGATTTAGAATCCCTCGGCCCCGTACTTGGCCAGTTCTTCTCAGCCAAGGCAGACGGCATAAAGGTTCTTCAACAGGCCAAGACCAAGGGCTTTAAAGGTTCTTCAATGGGCAAGGCCATTGAGCTAGAGCTTGCACTGGAACAGGCCAGAGAATTTGAGGAGCAGATTAAGGCTCTATTCTTTCCAAACAAGATGGATGTCTGGGCCAAGATCGTGGCCCGTGCTGCCAGCATTGACAAAGAGGCGGCGCATGATGCACGGCGTGAGCGCGAGGCGGCAGAGAGGCGCAAGAAGGAGCTTGATGAGCTAACTACGCTTGTTCTCATGGTCTTAGTGCTAGGTGCGCTTCTGGGATTTTTAGGCTGGCTGATTTTTGAGGTGATAAAGGAATGCGGAGGCCGCTGCTGATGCCAACTGATGAACGCCTGAACCTAGTTGACAAGGTGCTGGCCTATGTGTCCAGCCCGTTTCGGTTGTTCGCAATGGTGTTGATGGCGGTGCTTACCTTTGCAGGGTACTTTGTATATACAAACCAAGAGTTGCTAATTGGCGCTTACAAGGAGTCAAGAAAGATCCCCAGCATTGCAGAGGATCGGGTGGAGGATGCGGCAGCGCATCTGTTCAAACAGTCTGGTGCGCTGGTGGTGGCGGTCTTCAAAGTCAATTCAATGTTTGGCACTCGCATCCTGCATCGGGCTTATGGGAAGAATGGACGGGACAAAACAAACGATGGGCTGGATGTAGGGTTGTTTAGCCAGAACCAAGCCAACAATGCAGATGTTATTAAGTTGATGGCAAACGAGATTCCTTGCGGAGAATATCGTTCAGCACAAAGCGAAATGGGTCTGTGGTACATAGCAAGGGGTGTGGCGTACACATGCCGTATTTCAGTGCCACCAGAGCCAGGGCGCTTTGTCGGACAGATCACAGTCGGCTGGGCTAGCCAGCCTGAAGACATGGAGAGCACCCGCGCCATGTTACAAATTGCAGCAACAATGCTTTCAAGGAGTAAACAGTAATGGATTGGCTTAAACAAATTGCACCAACGATTGCCACGGCAATGGGTGGCCCACTGGCCGGCATGGCAGTGTCGGCTATCTCCAAGGCCATTGGTGTTGACCCTGACAAGGTGGGCGACCTGATCTCCAACAACAAGCTGACGGCCGAGCAGATTGCTCAAGTCAAGATTGCCGAGATCGAACTGCAAAAGCAAGCGCAAGAGCTTGGCCTCAACTTTGAAAAGCTAGAGGTCGAGGACAGGAAGTCTGCGCGGGAGATGCAGGCCACCACCCGCAGCCTGATGCCACCGCTACTGGCTGGCTCTGTCACTGTCGGCTTTTTTGCCATCATGACGCTGATGTTTTTCAACAAGCTAGATGACAGCAACCCTGCCATCTTGATGATGCTGGGCAGCCTTGGCACGGCATGGACGGGCATCATTGCCTATTACTTTGGATCATCCGCTGGCTCACAAGCCAAGACCGATTTACTCTCTAAGGCAGGGCCAGTGAAATGACCGAAGACCAGCTTGTCGAAATGCACATTGACCCGTCATGGCTTGAGCCACTGACGGCAGCGTTTACGAGGTTTGAGATCAACACACCAGAACGCCAAGCGGCATTTATCGGCCAGTGCGCCCATGAGTCGGCCAACTTCAAGACCCTGCAAGAAAACCTGAACTACAGCGCCAAGGGCTTAAACGCCACATGGCCCAGCCGATTCCCGTCTGAAGCCGAGGCGCAGCCATTTCACCGCCAGCCTGAGAAGATAGCCAACAAGGTCTATTCTGGCCGGATGGGCAACCTAGATGAGGGCGATGGCTGGAAGTACCGTGGCCGTGGCCTGATCCAGTTGACTGGCAAAGACAACTACCGGCTGGCCTCAGATTCCTTGGGGGTGGATTTTGTCAAAGACCCTGACCTTGTGCTGACCAAAGAATATGCAGCCCTGACAGCGGCTTGGTACTGGAACAAGCGCGGCCTAAACAAAGAGGCAGACGCCAAAGACTTTACAGGCATGACAAAAAAGATCAACGGCGGCGTGATCGGCTTGGCCGACAGGGTGGCGCACATCAACACGGCACTTGGTGTTTTGACCGCATAAGGTGAAATAATCACCTCATGGCCAATGTCAAGCAACAGTTAGAAGTTCCGTCTATACCCTCTTTGGGCTTTGCGCCCCAAGCGTATGAGCGCAGGTACTTTGCCGAAAACAATGGTGCGCTAAACAGCTACTTTCGCAGACTCATCAGCACCTTGGGCGCATTGTTTGGCCCACAGGGCGGCAAGTTTATGAACAACCCGCATGGGGCTTTTCAGGACAACACCGACCAAGTGGCGGCTAACACCACCACGGCCTACCCAATTGCCTTTAGCACGACAGACTTTTCAAATGGCGTTACTCTGCAAAGCGGTAGCCAGCTTGCGGTGGCGATGGACGGCATCTTTAACATCCAGTTTTCGGTGCAGCTTAAAAATACAGACAATGATGGTGCTGATATTGACATCTGGTTTCGCAAGAACGGCACGAACATTGCCGACTCTAACAGCCGGTTTCATCTAGGCCCAAGAAAATCATCAGGCGACCCAAGTCACTTGATAGCGTCATTGAACTTTTTTGTCAGCCTGGCCAAAGATGACTATGTGCAGATTGTCTGGCGCACTGACAATGTGGCTGGCAGCATTGAGCACTTTGCGGCCAGCGCCAGCCCGACACGGCCAGCAGTGCCAAGTGTCATTGCTACAGTGTCTTTTGTCTCCAACCTACCGACAATCTGATTATGTACATCCCAATAAAAATTCCACCAGGTGTTTACAGAAACGGCACAGAGTACCAAGCTGCTGGGCGGTGGCACGATGCCAGCCTTGTGCGCTGGTACGAGAACACGCTGCGGCCAGTGCTGGGCTGGCGCACCCGTTCAGCCTCTGCTGTGACAGGATCATGCCGTGCCATCATCACTTGGCGCGACAACAGCAACACCCGATTCATTGGATTGGGTACGCACTCCAAGCTGTTTGCGATGAATCAGGCCGGCACACTCAAAGACATCACGCCAACAAGTTTCAGCACTGGCTACGCCAGCGCACAGATTAATGTCGGCTACGGAAGCAACACCTACGGCAACTTTGGCTATGGTGTTCCAAGGCCCGACACCGGCTCAATCATTCCGGCCACCACATGGAGCTTGGACACTTGGGGTGAGTACTTGGTGGCTTGCTCAAACCATGACGGCAAGCTCTACGAGTGGCAGCTTGGCTTTGCCACGCCGACACTGGCGGCGGTGATTGCCAACGCACCAACAGGCAACAAGGCTCTTTTGGTCACTGCCGAGCGCATCCTGTTTGCCCTTGGCGCTGGTGGCAACCCCCGCAAGGTGCAGTGGTGTGACCAAGAGGACAATACAGTCTGGACGCCATTGTCCACGAATCAGGCGGGGGACTTTGAGTTGACCACACCTGGCAGCCTGATGGCCGGCAAGCGCGTCAAGGGTGTCAACCTGCTGTTTACCGATGTGGATGTGCATACGGCCAACTACATCGGCGCACCATTCATCTACGGCTTTGAGAAGGCCGGCAGTGGCTGCGGCCTGATCTCGGCTCAGTCGGTGGCGGCCATTGATACTGCCGCGATCTGGATGAGTAGCAGCGGTTTTTGGATTTATGACGGGTATGTCAAGCCGCTGCCCTGTGATGTTTCTGATTACATTTTCACGAACATCAACTACGGCCAGAAGTCCAAGGTCTATGCTGTCCACAACAGCGAGTTTGGCGAGATCTGGTGGTTTTATCCATCCAGTGGCAGCAACGAAAACGACAGCTATGTCACCTACAACTACCGCGAAAACCACTGGAGCATCGGTTTACTCGACCGCACCGCGGGGGTCGATGCGGGTGTTTTTACATACCCGCTGATGGTCGATCCAGATGGCTTGGTGTACGAGCATGAAGTCGGATTTAACTATGACGGAGGGACTCTGTTTGCAGAGTCAGGGCCAGTCCAGCTTGGCAATGGCGACAACATTATGAAGGTCAGGGAAGTTATCCCAGACGAGCAAACCTTGGGCGAGGCTGTGGTTTCATTCAAGACCCGACTCTATCCCACAGGCACTCAATCCACATTCGGGCCATTTACAGCGGCCAACCCGACCAATGTCCGGTTTTCTGGCCGGCAGGTCAACATGGTGGTGACGGGTGCGGTTTTGGCAGATTGGAGAATCGGGGTGTTCAGGCTGGATGCGGTGGCCGGCGGCAAGCGGTGAGTGATATTGAGCATTTGAATAGACTGCGCCGCCATGTGGAGGCTGCTTTAGAATACTCTGGAGGCACACATAATTTTGACGATGTTGCCGAGATGGTTGAGGATCACAGATTGCAGTTGTGGCCGGCCTCAAACTCGGTGGTATTGACAGAGATCATTGTCTATCCGCGACTCAAGAACTTGCATTACTTCTTGGCTGGTGGCGACCTAGATGAACTCTCACGGATGCGACCAATGATCGAATCCTGGGGCAAGTCGATTGGCTGCACCAGAGTGACTTTGGCAGGCCGCAAGGGCTGGGCAAAGACATTTTTAAAAGACGAAGGTTACAGCCCACAGTGGTCTGTACTTGCAAAGGAGTTGTAAATGGCAACAATTGACGAGTTAGGTCTTACCCCGTACCAGCGGATCATGGCGCAAATGACGCCGACCATGAACCCGTACACGGGTGCAAATGTTGCTATAGGTGGCTACGACCCAGCACTGTACAGCCGAAGGGGTGGATCGGGTCTGATTAATTATGGCGGCGGTGGCATGGTCGGGGGCGATTCGGGCGGTGGTGGTAGCGGTGGCTTTTCAAACCCATTTAGCGACTTAACTCAGGCGCAGCAGGCAGCCTACTACGCTGCGAATCCAACGATGGCAGGCATTACTCAGCTTGGCCAAAAGGGGTTTGGCCTTACATCACTTGGCATGTTGCAAAATTACTTTAACCCTGGCTTTGTCAGTGAGCAGGGTTTGATTGCAATGGGTGTTAACCCTGCCGCATACCAAGGTGCAAGAGAGAGCTTTCGCGCCAGTGAGATTGACGCAATGAATGCAGGCTACCCAAGCGCTCAGCAAAATAATATTGACGCCGGATTCGCGGTGGCTGCTGATGCCGAGGCGGCAGCCGCACAGGCGAATGCGGCTGCTAATGCAGCCGCTGGGATTGCC